CGACCGTGTCGCATTTGATTGAACACGATCTGCCGCTCTGGGCCGCCTGCCGGCGAAGCGATCCTGTCCCAAGCAGGATTGCCGCCGGTATGGCGGGGGAGCTGCGAGCAGACCCCCAGCGGAGGATCGTGGAGGCGCTCAGGGTCTCGCCGGCGGGAGCGTCGGAGATCGCCGAGCGTGTCGGGCTCGTGGCCCATCAGGTCGGCAAGCGGTTGGGAGAGTTGGAGCGGGCAGGAGCGATTGAGACAACAGGCCGGACTGTAATAAGTGCAGCACGACGCCCGGAGAGGGAGTGGAGGTTGCGAGGATGAAATACGCAAGCGTCTGCGACGGCATCGGTGCAGTACACGCTGCTTGGCAGCCACTGGGCTGGGAGTGTGCGTGGACGAGCGAGATCGACCCGTTCCCGTCGGCTGTAGTCGAGCAGCGGTGGGGTTTTGAGAATCGAGGAGACATGACTAGGTACAAGGAGTGGCCCGACGATGATGGAACGTCAATCGACCTTTTGGTTGGAGGAACCCCCTGTCAGTCCTTCTCTGTCGCTGGCCTCCGAAAAGGACTCAGCGACCCGCGAGGCGGGCTCATGCTTACCTACCTTGAGATCGCTAGGCGTTACCGGCCTCGCTGGATTGTCTGGGAAAATGTTCCCGGTGTCTTGTCATCCAACGGAGGAAGGGATTTTGGTTCCTTCGTCGGGGCGTTGGGCGACGTGGGGTATGGGTGGGCCTACCGAGTCTTGGACGCTCAGTGGTTCGGAGTGGCCCAACGCCGTCGCCGTGTGTTCGTTGTCGGATGTTTTGGAGACGCAGCCAGTGCCGCAAAAGTTCTATTTGAGTCAGAAGGCGTGCGCCGGAATCCTGCGCCGAGCCGACAGAAGGGGCAAGGAGTTACCTACGACGTTGCGCCTTGCATTGGAGCAAGTGGCCGTGGATTTGAGCGGGCCGGCGACACTAGAGGGCAAGATCCAGTAGTCGCAGTGCAAGACACTTGCGGGACGCTTTGTGCCGATCATCACCCCGGCGCATATAGCGGGCAGGACGCATATACGGGCAGGCTAATTGCTCAGCCGCAAGCGTTCTATTCAACCGAGTCTCGCTGCGACGGCATCCCGGCCGCCGGTTTATCGCCTCCCTTGAAGGTCGGCAGCAATGGCGGCGAGCAACCGCCCGCAGTGGCATTCGCACAGAAGCAAACGTCCTACGTCGCATTTACGGCAAAGGGCTCAGGCGCAGACGCAGGAGCCATATGCCCAACGATACGGGCAGGCGGGCACAGCAAGAGCCACGCGAATGGTGGCGTTATGCCTGCGGTGGCTCACACTCTCAAGGGCCGCGGTTTCGACGGCAGCGAAGACGGCACAGGCCGCGGTACTCCGCTTGTGCCATTAGCTATGGCTGTTCGTCGCCTTACCCCCCGCGAGTGTGAACGATTGCAGGGATTTCCAGACGACTATACCGCGATCGAATACCGCAAGAAGCCAGCCGCAGACGGGCCGAGGTACAAGGCACTAGGCAACTCAATGGCAGTGTCTGTCATGCGGTGGATTGGCGAGAGGATTGAGGCGGTGCAGAGAGGGAGTGGAGGTTGAGGTGAGTTACAGCGTGCGGTTGCACGTTGGCTCAAGGGTTTTTACTGAATGGAGATTTCAATGATCAATCGACTGAAGAAACCGAAGGACAACATGAACGGCGAGCAGGGCCACGACGCAGACACGGAGAGCGGAGGGGTTGCGTTGCACATTCAGCCGCTCAAGTATCGCCGTGTTTCGCTCGTCATTAAGGGGATCTCTCCCCTGCTCTGCCACAAGTGGAGCGACAAGGCGAGGAAGTCTATCCGAGACAAGCAAGCGGGGAAGAAAACGAAAGACCGAGCGGTACGAGATCCCGAGGGCGAGGCTAACGACGCCACGTACTTCACGGCTGACGGCACGCCTGGTGTGCCGGCGATGGCGATCAAGAACGCCATCATCTCCGCTGCTCATAAGGATCTCGGCGTCGAAAAAACCCTTGTTCGCAAGGCTATCTTTATCGACTCAAGCGATCCGCAGATTATCCTTCCGATGGCGTACGAGCGGTGGGACAAGTGCGACGAGCAGTTTGTTCGGGTGGGTATGGGCTCGAGCGACATTCGCTACCGGCCATGCTTCTACGGTTGGTCGGTTGCCGTCTCGTTTATCGTTGAGACGAATATGGTTCAGGTTGCCGACCTCGTTTCTTTGATCGACCGGGCGGGGCAGTCGATCGGCATCTGCGAATGGCGGCCAGAAAAAGGCGGCGAGTACGGACGCTTCAAGGTCGACACGTCACTCCCGGTTTCCTACTGAATGAATGATGGCGTTTATGGTTTAGTGTTCACTCAAGGAGGTCTAGTAATGCACGAAAATGTAACATGGAAGTCGGGTTATCGCGGGGCGTCAAAGCTCTCGGCTAATGACGCATACAAGGCAGTCGAAGATATTCGCATTGCTAACGGCGGGGAGTTGTCTGCTGGTGATGTTGTGGAGGCGGCCCGAGACGAGGGCTCGCCGCTGCACGTTGTGTTTGAGTGGGACAACGATGCCGCCGCTGGCAAGTATCGAAAAGAGCAGGCTCGCGGCATGATTCGCTCTTTTTGTGTCCAGCGTGGGCAACAGGAAGACGAGCCGACTCGTGTGTACCAGTGTGTTCAGATTGACGAAGAGGCCGAGAGGGTCGATGCGTCGAATCGGTACTGGACTCTGGAGGCTGCGCTGGAAGATCCCGTGCATCGGGTTCGTATTATCAAAGACCTGTCTAGGCAGCTTACAACCATGCGCAGCAAGTTCCACCAGATCAGCGAGCTGGCGACTGTGTGGAGGGCTGTGGATAAGGTGTTTGCGAAAGCAAATTGATAATGGATGGCAGGCGCGGCGAGGCGTGGTCTGGCGGGGCTTGGTTAGGCATGGCAGGCAAGGCGTGGCGCGGCATCGCAGGGCGAGGCACGGCAGGGCATCGCAGGCGCGGCGAGGCTGGGCGCGGTTAGGCCGGGCATGGTGCGGCGAGGCAAGGCGCGGCAGGCATGGCAGGGCGAGGCTTGGCCAGGCAGGGCATCGCAAGGTAAGGCAGGCGAGGCAGGGCAAGGCACGGCAAGGCGGGGCGCGGCTAGGCCCGGCGGGGCGCGGCACGGCGCGGCATCGCAGGCAAGGCGAGGCGAGGTCTGGCAGGGCGCGGCGAGGCTCGGTATGGCAGGTATGGCAGGCATGGCAGGCATGGCAAGGCGCGGCATGGCTGGGTGAGGCATGGCCTGGCAAGGCATGGCAGGCGTGGGTTTGAGTCTGAACAAACACAAGGAAGTAAAGACAATGGCTAGAACGCGAGCACTGAAGCCCCAGTATTTCAAGAACGACCTGTTGGCCGAATGCCAACCGCTCGCACGCCTGCTCTTCGCCGGCCTGTGGTGCATGGCAGACGCCGAGGGCCGGCTCGAATACCGACCGCTCAGGGTAAAGGCCGAGATCCTGCCCTACGACAACTGCGACGTAGACGAGCTGGTGCTCGAGCTCGAGCAGCGGGGGTTCGTCCGACGCTACCGGGTCGAGGATGTCACCGTTTTGGTGGTTCCGAAGTTCCTCGAGCACCAACGGCCCCACCCAAAGGAGCCCGTAGAATCGCTCCCACTCGAGGAAAACGATACTGCCGGAAATAAGTTCGTACGAGCCGGGAATATTCCCGGCACTGCCGGAAATAAGTTCGTACGAGCCGTGTACGATTGCGCCTTTAATCCTTCTCCCTCTTATCCTTCTCCCTCTAATCCTTCTGTGATGGTGCCGGAAGTCTCTGCGACGTTGCCGGAGCGGCAGTCGCAGACGGCTCCCCTGGCGTGGGATGCCACGGGGGGATGGCGGGGGATCACCGACGAGGATCGCCAATCGTGGGCTACGGCGTACCCGGCGGCGGGGCTAACGGTCGAATTGGCGAAGGCGTCGGAGTGGCTACGGGCTAATCCGACCAAGGCCAAGCGGACTAATTGGCGAAAGTTCCTCGTAGGCTGGCTCACGAGGTGCCAAGACGGGGGCGGTACCCAACGGGGCAACGGCCGGCGTCAGGAGGACGAGAGGCCGCCTCCCAAGTCGTGGAAAGACGAGTTCGTCGCCGCCCCGTACAGAACGCCGAAGGAGGCGCTGCGGCTCAAGGCGGCTCGGTAGCCCTTTTTCCAGATTCGCAGCCGGCGACAATTTGGGCGTCTCTCGGTTCTGAGTTCAAACACGGAGGTTTTCATGCGTTGGTTTATTCTCTCTCTCGCTCTGGCTCTCCCCTTGACCAGTTCTGTCAATGCCGCCGACGAGGTCGTCGCTCCTCCTGTCGGCTCATGCCAGGGCGACGCCTGCGAGTTGGCACGTACCGGCACGCTACGCCATCTGGGCCACAACCGAGGCACCTACGAAGGCATCGGAACCGGGTCGACTCGAGACGCGGCTATCCGACGTTGTTGCTACTGGGGCGTTCGTACGCCTATCGAGATCGGCGTCGCTCAAGGCCGGTTCGGTCGTTGGTACGCCGTTGTCCGGTATCGGTAGCCACTAGTTCGAGGTCTGCATCCGGCTAACCTCGATCCTGCAAGGAGGCAGCCGGTGCAGATCACGATCGAATGGCAACCAACGCCGCAACCGCGACACCGCGTGGCAGCTCGTGGGACGTTCGCTCATGCGTACATTCCCGCCAAGCACGCGATACACGGCTACAAGGCCGCGATCGTCGCAGCGGCCCACGCGGCGGGCGTGGAGCAAACACGGCATCCGGTCTACGTCTTGGTCGAGTGTGTTGTAGCGAGACCGAAGAGCCATTGGAACAAAGGCGGCCTCAAGCCGGCCGCTCCGGCGTGGCCGCGAATGGATTGGGACAATCTCGCCAAAGGAGTCTGCGACGCGCTCACCGGCATCGCGTGGTACGACGACGATCAGATTCTTGACGGTCGATGCTCGAAGCGATTCGGCGACCGCGACGAGCTGGCCTACACGACCGTGACGATACGCGAGCTCGAGGGATGACATGGGCAAGCGGTTACTCTCGGCGATTCAATGCTCGAGGGCTCGGCTCATGCTGACAGCCGGCGCCACTCGAGACGAGGCAGCGGCGCTCGTCGGGATCACTCGCAGCCGGCTCGACACGCGGCTACGCGACCAGCTCGCCGACCTCCGCGTCGGGCAGGGCAGACGGGAGCGGGATCGGTCGATACAGCCCGACCCAACGCCGGCTGAGATAGCCGAGCGATCGGCCGAGGTGCGGGCGATGTGGGACGAGGCCGAGACGAACGCTCGCCGGCAGAACTTCAGCGGGCCGATGCTCACCGACTAGGATCGACATCATGGCAGTAATCTCCCAACATCCCGGCGTCTTGAATATTCACGCCTGTCAGGGCGACACGTTTAGTATCGGCGTCGACCTCTCGATCAACACGACCGGCTACTCGTGGACGGCCCCGGTCTACGCGACGCCGAGCGGTGCGACGCTCGTCTCGATCACAGTGGCCGTGGCCGACGCGGCCCTCGGCCAGCTCAACCTATCGCTAACGCACACTCAGACGGCCGCCCTCGCCGTCGGCTCGTACCAGTGGGAATTGATCTGGGTAGTGGGCGGCGGGACACGCACAGCACTGGCCGGCGTACTCGAGGTGACGGCATGAGCATCGACGTCGTAGCAACTCTGGCCGGCGACACAGTCACCGCGACAGTCGGAGGTGGCTTCGGGCCTACCGGCCCGACGGGGGCGACCGGGGCAACAGGTGCCACGGGATCTGCTGGTGCTACCGGGGCTACTGGCAATACAGGCCCGACGGGCTCGACAGGGGCTACCGGCGCCGCCGGGGCTACTGGCTCGACTGGTGCTCCTGGTACCGCCGGGGCTACTGGCGCCACGGGGGCAACAGGCCCTCGAGGATTTACAGGCTCGGCAGGATCGGCCGGCCCGACCGGTTCAGTCGGCGCTACGGGGTCTGCTGCGACGATCACGGTTGGCTCTACGGCGACAGGCATCGCCGGCAGTAGTGCAAGCTGCGTGAACAACGGAACAAGTCACGCGGCCATATTCGGGTTTACGATCCCGCGTGGACAGAAGGGCGACACTGGCGCTGCTGGATCTGCTGGAGTGGCCGGAGACAAAGGGGATAAGGGAGACGCCGGAGACGCCGGCGTTCAGGGCATCGCCGGAGACAAAGGAGACGCTGGAGACAAGGGGGACAAAGGGGACGCTGGAGACCCGGCAAGCAAGCTACCCGTAGTCGTAGACCTCGGGACGACCTCGGGGACGATAGCGACCGACGCGGCGACCTGCGACGTAGTCGACGTTACGGTCAACGCGGCCGCCGAGATCAGCAACCCGACAAACTCGGTCGACGGCCAGACGCTCCTTTGGCGAATCACTCGCACCGCTGCCGAGGTCGTGACGCTCGGCACGGAGTTCGCGATCGTGTCTGGCTCGATTAACGATACGACAAACTACCGGACGTTCGTCAGGGCAACATACGCGGCGGCTGATTCAAAGTGGTTCGCCGAGGTGACGAATGTGGAATTCATAGTCATACCGACCGCAAGCGTCTCGCTGTTGCTGCACATGGATACCGATGGCCCGTTTGTCGACAGTTCATCCAATGGGCTGACTGTCGCAAGCTCTGGAGGCGTGTCTCTGGGTATTGGTGTTTTCGGTTCGTCTGCTGCATTCGATGGTAGTGGATCGCTCGAAATCGAAGACAGCGACTCGACCGACTTCGGTACGGGCGACTTCTGTGTCGAGGGCTGGATTAACTGGACAGCCCTTGCAGACGGTACAGCCATCGTGAGTAAGGGCAATTCTGGAACGTCCGACGGGTGGGCATTGTACTACTATCAAGGAACGCTGCACTTCGATGTGCCGTATGTGAGCTACAACTGTGTAGCTACCTTTGAGCCGGCTACCGATACGTGGTATCACGTCGCTTGCACCCGCCAGGGCAGCGATCTGCGACTGTTTATCAATGGTGTGCTCTCGCAGACTACGACAGACACGACGGCGTTTAACTCTACCGCGCCGCTGCGGCTAGGTCGTAGTCATTCAGACAACTACTTGATCGGTTTGGTAGATGATGTCAGGATCGTAAAGGGCGCACACGTTTATGGCGCAGCGTTCTCCGTTCCGGCCTCGCCGCTCACCGATCCCGTCTAGCGTGAGCGTATGCCTGAGATCATACCGCGATGGCGACCTCCTCGACTGCGATGCAAGATCACGCGAGAGCAGGCCCACTACCACACGCCGGCATGGAAGAGCATTCGCTCGGCGATCCTCATCCGCGACGCTTGTACCTGTCGATCCTGTGGCGCAGTCGTTGCCGGGCAGGCCGCCCACGTTGACCACGTTACGCCACTCGAGGAGGGCGGCTCGGATGCCTTATCAAACCTACAGGTATTGTGCATGAGCTGCCACGGACGCAAGACCGTATCCGAGCAGCGACGACGCGGGAGGTTAGGATGATACGAGTCATCACGGGACATATCTGCTCAGGGAAATCTACGTGGGTCTCCGACCACGCAAGCCCCGCCGACCTTGTCATCGATCACGACAGGATCGCGGCGGCCCTCTCGCCCGAAGGGACTCGGCATCATGCGTACACACAAGCAGCAGGCGACCTCGCGACGGCTATTCGTTGGGCGGCGATAGACGCCGCTGTTCGCATTGCAAAGGTCGCAGCGGTCGACGTATGGATCGTCCACGCCTACCCGACGACAGCAGACCAGACGATGTACCTTCGGCTAGGCGCGACTACGAGGCACATACCCGCAGACGCCGCCACGTTGACGGAACGGGCTAGGGTCGAGCGACCGGAGCGTATGAGACGGACTCTCGCCGATCGTTTGGCGAGTTAATAGGGGGTGGGGTCGCCGGCCACAGGCGACCCCACCCCGACATCCCGCAACCGCTGTGCGCGTGTTTCCGCAGTGCGGCAATTCGTTTTTGAGGCAGCCAAAGGAAAAGGAGGAAAGTAAAAATGACAAAAGCCGTGCCAACAGTTCTCAAAATCCTACGCGGCAACCCCGGAAAAAGGGACATTGAGAAGCAAGTTAAGAACGAGCCGAGGCCGGCAGTCGCCGAGCTCGCCGCGCCCTCCACGCTCGAGGGCGTCGCTCTGGAAATGTGGAATCGCAAAGCGCCGCAACTGCTGGCGATGAAGGTATTCTCCCAAGCAGACCGCGAGACGCTCGAGCGTTACTGCATCGCGTGGGAGCTCTACCTCGCGGCTTACCAGGCGGTCAAGGCCGAGGGGCTGTCGTCGGAGATCGGCAGCGGCCGGCGGGTTACCAGTCCGGAGGCTGTACTAGTTCGAGGCTACCATGCCGATATGCTCGCTATAGAACGGGAGTTTGGATGCACTCCTTCGGCTCGATCAGGGATGAGCGTCGACAATGGCAAAGCGGAAACAACCCTCGAAGAATTCACCTCCTACGCCGGCGGCTGACGCTCGCCCCGAAGCGGTCGACGGCTATCACTTCGAGCAGGCTCGAGCCGACCGCGTCGCTACATTCCTCGAAACATTCGTGACGATGAGCAAAGGCCGGCAGTGGGCGGGCAAGCCTATGCAGCTCATGCCCTGGCAGCGGCATGATATTATCGAACCGCTATTCGGTTGGGTGGACGACGGCGGCCTCCGAAGATACCGAAGGGCATGGATCGAAGTCGCCAAAAAGAATGGAAAATCCAGTTTGATGGCTGGCCTCGTTTTGTATTTTCTCCTGGCCGACGGCGAGCCGGGGGCGAACGTCTACGGGGCGGCGGTCGATAGGATCCAAGCAGGGCTCATCTACCGCGACGTAGCAGCAGCCATCCGCAGATCGCCGCAACTCTCGGCCGTCTGCGAGGTGATCGACTCGAGGAACACGATCGTCCATAAGGCGAGCGGCAGTCGGTACCAGTGCTTGGCCGCCGACTCGTGGAGGGCCGAGGGTATCGACGCCTCGGCCGTCATCGTGGACGAACTCCACGCCCACAGGTCGAGGGCTCTGGTCGACGCCCTCATGTGGGCGGGGGCTGCACGGTCTCAACCGATCACGATCGCGATCTCAACAGCCGGCTACGACCGGACTAGTATCGCTTGGCAATTCCATACCGACGCCGAGCTCGTGACGGCCAACCCGGCGAGCAACCCGACCTTTTTCGGCCGGATCTACGCGGCCTCGAAGGAGGACGACGCGAGCCTCCCCGCCACGTGGAAGAAAGCGAATCCGAGCCTCGGTTTGATTCTCTCGGAGAAAGATTTCGCCGCCGACTACCTAGACGCGAAAACAAACCCAAGTAAATTCAGTTCGTGGCAGCGATACCGGCTTGGAATTTGGAACGAGCCCGACAATCGTTGGTTCTCTACCGAGGCGTGGGAGGCGTGTCAGGATCTGCCGCCCGTTCCGCTCGAGGGCCGCGACTGCTTTGTCGGCATCGACCTCGCCAGCACGATGGACATCACGGCGGCCGCGTTCGTTTATCCGGCGCCGGACGGCTCGTACGATGTGGAGGTACGGTGTTTCATTCCTGAAGATACCGCCGCAGAGCGGGCGCGAAAAGACAGGATTCCCTATCTGGAGTGGATCGATCAAGGCTGGATAACCGCGACCGATGGCGGCCGGTGCGACTACGAGCGAGTGGTCGCCGACATCGTGGAGCACGCCCAGACGCGGCACGTAGTTGCAGCCGGGATCGACATGTGGAACGCCGGCTCTACCGCGACACAACTTCAGCGGGCGGGGATTGAAGTTCAAGCTATATCCCAGTCGATCGGATCGCTCACGTCGCCTTGCAAGCTCCTCGAGAGTTTGGTCGCCGGCAGGAAGATCCGTTTCGGTGGAAACCCGGTCATGCAGTGGATGGCGAACAACGTGATTCTGTTTGAGGATTCCAACAAGAATATAAAAATCGACAAGCGCCGCTCGCAGGAAAAGGTCGACGGCATCCTCGCGACCGTACTCGGTCTCGCCCTGGCATCAACGTCCGAGACCGCCGAAACAACTTGGAAGATTGAGCAAATATGACAGCCAAGCCAAAGACCCCGCGAGCAGCAAAACCAAAGCCGGCGACTCGATCCCGCAAAGCATCGCCCAAAAATAATTATTCGATGCGGTCGCTCGATCAATTCTCGCCGGTGCTCTGGAACAATTCCAACAGCGTCACCGCCGAGACCGCCATCCGCGTTACGGCAATCCTCGCGTGTGTTCGCTTTATTGCGCAGTCAATCGCGTCAATGCCGTTGCATATTTTTAGGACGATGCCAGACCGCCGCAAGCAGTTGGCCTCGGATCTGCCAGTATTTGGGGTGCTCTGCAAGCGGCCTAACGGATGGATGAGCCAGTACGAATGGCTCGAGATCATGGGCCACCATACGGCCCTCTACGGCAACGGCTACTCGCGAATCGTTCCCGGCGATCGCGGCTTTTGTAGCGAGCTAATCCCGCTACACCCTTCTCGGATGACAGTAAAAAGAACCTCCGACGGCAGCCTCTCGTACCTTTACCTAACGGAACACAACCAACTCAAGCCATACGGGCAAGACGAGATCCTCCATTTCCGATGGCTCTCGGAT